CAGCCTAGGATTGATTTATTTAAATTAAAATGGAGAATAACTCTAAATGGCTAAAAGAAAAATTAAAGCTGAAGAAGAGATCAAAGAAACAGTAGATCTCGAAAAAGATGAAAAAGATTTAGATGTTAAAGAAGAAGTGGAAGAAGCTCCTAAAGCTGAAACAGAAGCTCCTGCTACTGAAGAAAAAGAAGATCTTATCGTCTTATCTGATGGTGCCACTGTAGAAGAAAAAGTTAAATTAACAGAAGAAGAAGCTGATGATTTAGCTAAAATTACTAAAGTAGATGGCACTGAAATCTTCGTAGAAACCCCAGAAGGTACCGATGAAGAAAAGAAAGAAGTTTATGAAGCTATTGTCAACGCTGAAACTGAAGAAGATGAAGTAGCTGAAGATTTAGAAGATGAAGTAAATGAACCTGAATTTGCAGAAGAAATTGAAGAAGTAGCTTATGTTCCTGCTGCTTGTCATACTGCTCATGCTTCATTAAATAATTCTTATTACATCTTAAAGCTTAAAGGCGGAAAATTGAAAGCCTTGAAAGCTGGTAAGATTTTAAATAAAGAATTAAAAGCTTCTATCATTAAAGCTTATAAAGAAGGTAAAAAACTTCCTGAAGCTGAAACAGTATTTAATAAAATTGCTTCAAAAGTAGGTACTACTTTTGGTGCTTTCACAAAATTGGCTTCTAAACTTGCTAAAGCCGTAACTGCTTCTAGAAGATTAGTTGCTGGTGTAGGCGATACATTAGTAGAAGGTAACAAAGAATTTAAAATTGTTGCTTCTAAAAATGGTGTATTAACTTTGGAAAATGGTAAAAAAGTATTAGCTAAACATTTAGTTGCTACCGATTTACCTGATACCGTTCCTGGTGTAAGAAACGATAAAGCAGAAGAATTGAAAAACTTCGCTATTGATGAAGCTGATATTAAGAAAGATAATATTGATTCTACAGTGGCTTTGGAAAAAGCTGAACTTGAAGAAGGTAAAGATGGCGTAAAAGCTGCTCCTTCTAAAGTGAAATCATTATATAACAGATTACCTGGTAAATCTGGTGTAAGTGAAGATGTAGATTGGTCAATGAAAGACTTTAATAAAGAACGCAATAAACAAGATAAAACTTTGGCTTCACAAATTAAAGCATTACGTGATGCTACCAAAGAAATTCGTGCTCAAAAAGAAGTATTAGCTTCTAAAGATGCCGAAATCAAATCGTTGCAAGAAAAATTAGCTGCATTCAGCAATAAAGAAGAAACAATGATTAAATCTGCAAAGATTAACAAAATTATTGCTTCTATGAATATTACTGATGATGAAGAAGTAGCAGCAATGACAGAAAAATTTGCTAAATACACGAAGGCACAATTAGATGCTGTTTACGAAACTATGACAGCATGCCCTAGTGAAGAAGCAGTAAATATGCACGAACGCATGATAAATGATGAAATGAAGAAAGAAGCTAGCGCACTTAAAGGTTTCGTACCTAGTTTCAAAATGGAAGAAGACGTGAAAATGTCTGCTTCTGATGAAATGGAAAAATTAGTTCTTGAAAGAGAATTAGATTCCATGAATAAATAAATTAAAAAGGAATTAAGTAAAAATGTTAAATAGAGACTTCGATTGCTTAACAGTTAACGGTGTATGCGATTTAACAACCAAAGATATTATCGCTGGTTCACCTTTGACTCAGAATGCCGACGGTACATTTAAGTTGGCAAAATCAGGGGATGCCTTTGCAGGTTTATCCTTCAACTATTATCACACTGGTAAAAATGATGTGACTGGTGGAGAATGGTTTGCAGATTCTGGTAAATTGGCTATTGTAAAAATTGCTCAAGTTACTTTAGAAGCTGATGAAATTGATGGTGTGAAAGTTTCTCCTTTTGTGTTGACAGATAACTTTGTGCCTGGTCATAAAGTTGTTGTAAATGCAGAGGGCAAATTAGCCGATGCTGATTCTGATGCTGCTGATGCAGTAGCAACAGTAGTTGCTTTTGATGCTCAAAAAGGTGCTTTAACACTTTTTGTAAATGCTCAGAACTAATATATAGGGAGAATAAAATAGTATGACAGAAAAAGAATTACAAATGTTAGCCTCCCTTATTACTGGGAAAGGCATGAAAAAAGAAGCTTCAGCAGAAAAAACCGCTGAAGATACAGCCAAATTGAATGCTTATTATGGCAATTTAATGCAGCAAGGTGCTTTCGGTCAAAAGAAAGCTGCTGTGGCTTTTTCACAAGCTTTGAAAGTTCGTGTTCCTTACGAAGCTGTAACGACAAAAATCTTTGCACAAGATAACATTTCTAACAATGTTGCTTGGGCAGATGTGGAATTTCCTGAAATTGGTGCCGCTGTGGTTCCTTTCAAAGGTGCTCCTGCTCGTATTGAAAAAGGTCCAAAACGTATTTTTTATAATACACATACAGCTGCTATCAACTGGATCGTTGCTTACGACCAAGTATTCACAGCCGCTTACAATACTTTAGATGAAGCTAAAAACAAAGTAGCCATCGGCTTAGCTTTGGAATTAGATACTGAACTCTTCAAAGTATTGGCTGCTGCAGATGCTGCCGGTGTTTACGGCACTCCTATGGCAGACGCAATGAGCTTGTCAGTAATCAATGATGCACGTGCTGCTCAAATGGAATTATCCTTAATCACAACGGCAATTGTGATGCATCCTTCTCGTTACTATCAGTTATTGAATGTAACCTCTGAAAAAGTTGACCAAGTGACCTTGAACACAATCGTTGAAAACGGTTATGTGGGTCAGTTGTTAGGAGTGAAATTCATCGTCAGCAAACTTTGCCCGAAGAATAAAGCCTATGCAATTACTGCTCCTGAATACTTAGGTAAATATGTATTGCGTCAACCCGAACAGATGAAAGTAACCGATATGCCTTGGAAATTGGAATATGTTGTAACTGGTTATGCAAACTATGGGTTAGTTTTACATAACATTCCTGCTGTATATCCTATCACATTCACTGATGGTGAATCAATCTAATCAAGTTAGATTCAAAAATAGAAAGACC